GGAAATTATGTTTCCAATACACTTCGTCCTTTGAATAACAGGCAAGATCCTATAAATTCTGACGCGAGTATAAGTGTATGCCAATCACGTCCCCCATCACGGATAGGCCCGTGGTCGCTGGTCCCAAATTGGATCGGCATGTAGGAGAGGTTCAGCTCCTTAAGTCTTGTAACACTAATGTTACATGGCAAGTATACATGTCACACATGTTTCTTTTAATAGCCATTATTACACTATGTCTCGTTCTTTTCTACTCACGTAGAGAAGCGAGACGTCACAGACTCAACAATCGATTTCATAGATTGAAACAAATCGTCACCAGATTTTTTCTTCTTGTTTTCAGACTTGTTTTGTCTATAAACACCCCGACCCCAGTTTACCGAGGAGTAGCCTCCTCCTTTACCAGGTCACATTCCCCGTTTTCTCAATCAGCTCCGCTTATTGAGAAAACACATCACTTCCTTCAGGTCATCGAGACTGTTTGGACAATATCCGACGGAAGTTGGGCAGCTATTTCACTTCGTTTGTCTAACATATTCACAGAATATTTTCCATACACCAACCCTCAAGTTCTTTATGACCTTATCAGCAGTTTTTTCAGGAAAGTCAAAGATTCTACTGATGCTCCCTTATCAGGAGTTGCATCAGGTATTTTCGCTGACGCTGCTACAGCTTTAGATTCTTTAGAATGGATCAGCAGCTTGACTAACTGGCATGGCATTTTACGACATTTGCTAGCCCATATTCTAGTCCTACCTTGTCTTGGACTCGAAAGTCTATTAGAGCATAGAGATTTCTTACACCTTATAGACAGGTCTGCAGTTGAATCCCTACAGAAAGGCTCTCCTATAAAGAGGATTGAAGACTTTACTGTTGTTCTTAAGGGATTTTGTACTCAGCTTGACAACTTCCTTGACCCTAAGCCAAATTCTAGTGGATTCATGCACGACCTTTCCAGTGTTCAAGGATGGGCTGCTGAAATTCAGTTTTTAGAATCCAATCTTGGCTCCCGCACTCATAAGCCAAGAGCTGGATGTATCACATATGCTGATTTCAACCTTCGTGTTCTCAAATGTGAAGCTCGAAAGTCTCAATTCTCTGTTTCTGGTCCTTATAACCTTATCATTGGTGAGGCTTGTAGGCGTTTAGCTAACATTAAGTCCGCGCAAATTTGCAATCGTCATCCAGATCCAAGTACTCCATTTGTTATAGCCATCAGTGGAGTTTCTGGAGCTGGAAAGTCCACCATAGCTAAGTTTATTTCTCGTCACATACTTCGTCTCGATCCTAAGTTTAAACATTTGACCGATGAAGACATTGATGAAATGACTTTTTTGACAACCCCTACTAGCAAGTGGGCTGCTGAAGGATACAATCCTGAAAAGCATCTTATTGCTGTCTTCGAAGAGATCGGGACTATTCTTGACAAGAACTCTCCTATACATCCCTTCTTACTTCGAATAATGGAGAGCGGAACTCACCAAACTGATCAAGCTTCTGCTCATTTAAAAGGCAAAGTTCCATTTACTAGTAAGATCATCATCCTTCTTACTAACGATAGTTCCTTTGGCCTTAACCAGGATCCAGATGTAACTAAAGTTTTCAACAGTGCAGCTTGGTTTCGTCGTTTTAGTATTCACATCAACGCTGTCTCACTTAATCCAAAGTATACTGACAAAGGCAAAAGAGTGTGCGATCTCAACGTCGCTAAAACTCTCAACATTGCAAACTGGAATCTAATGAAGAATGAAGGCCCTGGTGAACGTATTCGTCCCGTTCCTGAAGTTGACGATAGAGGTGTTCCTCTCACATTGAACATCACCACGCTCATGAAGACCATAGAAGAGCGCCGCGCCATCACTATGGGTATCTCTAAGCGAGCTGAAGAGTTGTCTCACGATAGCTTTTCTTTTTACAAGTGTCAAAATTTGGAAACGCGCAAAGTTGTTGCTGGTGTGAGTATAAACAACTACGACTGTACTTGTTGTACAAGATGCCCTAAATGTGATAAGACAAGCGCTTGCATTCAAGAAGCTGTTTGTAGTACCGATTGCATTTGGCATGTTCCTCCTGGAGACGACGACCTGTCAGGGAAAGCTTCATCATCTTTTCTTACTCCTTTCTACAGAGATTATGTCAATCGTTTTGGTTACTTGCGAGGAACTTTTAACTTTGTAAAGATTTTGGCTCAGATCAAGTTTTGTGAATACTCACCGCTAACTTCTCTAGGAAGTGCAGCTTACGTTTCAGCAGCTCTGCTAGGAGCGACTCAATTTCTTTGGGGTCCTCTTGCATGGCTTCTGTGTGGTTCAGTTTCTTTTTCTCCTTTCAGTGCTGCTATAACTTTTACAATTTGGTTAGGCATGTTCGCTAAACCTGCCACTCTTTCGAACGCAGTTTATGACACCCTAGCTGATGCGTTTGAAACTGCTATGATAAGTTTGCCAATAGGTTTCTGCTTACCGCAACACCAAGCTTACTATGCTTCTCAATTTCTGAAAGCTTCTTCTGCTGTGTTTTGTGGTATTGCGTTTTCCAGTTTTCCTCAGTACCTCTATTATTCTGGATTCTTTTGGTACTTCGGAAGCACAGCGTTGTTTCCTATCTTGCATCTTGGATACATGTCTTTCTATACATTTATATGTTTGAAAGGTTTTTATAATAATCCTCGATTTTTCGGAAAGAACAATGATCTTAACAACTGGTATCATGCACGTCGCCTTCGGCAGTTGGGCATTGATCCTTCAAAAGTTCACGCTGGTTTAACAATTCTCATAACTTTTGTGGCTTCTTACTCCCTTTTTCGTAGGGTTCAGCGCTCTACGAAAAAATCTCCCCCTAAGGAGGATCTTACTCCCGATCCTTCAAGAGTTTCTATTTCCCATTCCGAAGGAGCCTCAGTAAATGAACTTTTTGTTAACGAGCCTTTCGTTGACGTTCATTCTACTTCCAGGTCATTCTGGGGTGGTAGCACTGAAGCTCCAGATTGGCCAAAGTCTCAAGTACCGCTTGATCTTCTTATATCGAAGGTCTCTAAAGCTCAAGTCAGACTTACCATCGAGGATGCGGATAAAAGAACTCACGTTGGAGGGACGTGTATGGGAGGTAGTATGGTAGTTTCTGTTTACCATGCTCTCAGAGACCTCAACAACCCTGACGCCACTTTGACCGTGAACGGAGTTGTTAATGGACATTTCCAGGAGATATCTTCCAGCACTTCCTACTCTTCCGATGGAGTCAGATGTCTTTCCAATCTCTCGAAACATATCGACGAAACCAAAGACGTGTTTGCTGTTAGTGTCAACAAAGCGCCTAGTGTTAATCTTGCGAAACATGTTATAAGGAGTTATACTGGACATGCACCGTTCAAAGCGGTCGTTGTTCATATGACACGAGAAGGAAAAGTTGGAGTCGTGTACGGCTCTTCCAGACGCACTGAGCAATCCATCACTCTTGATGGTTCATCCACTAAGCTTTACACTGGCTCATTTTACGATTTCACTCCTGATTCTTCTTCCGATTTTCAGAGTTACGGAGGCATATGTGGTGGGTGCATGATAATGTACACACACACCAAGTGCGCAATTGTCGGCATCCTTGCTGCTACGTTCTTTGCAGGAGACGGAGCCAACGTTGTCAAACGAGTTGGAGCCTTACCAATATCTGAAGCCGGATTAGATTTTTCCTGTTTGGGAACTTCAATTCCAGCATCATTTCCGGAGAAGATACGCGAGAACAGTCCAGTTAGTCTTGACATTCAGCCTCCTTTCAAAGAGAAGTACTTTCACAGTACTCACGCCATGAATGAAGGTCGTATCGGTTCTTACGGCAATACTGAAGTTCTTGGTACTGTCCCTGGTTCTGTTGTCTACAGCTCTTCTTCCACGAAATTTTATGAGTGGGAACGAGAGTTGTTTGGTAAGTTTCCTGAATTTCGCCACAGCAAGATTCCTCCAATCATGACTGGAGTTAAGATAAATGGTGAGTACCATTCTCCTGGTAAGAATGCTATTTTGGATCTTGCAACCCCAGCAAGAAATCCTATACTTCCATATCATTTTGCTGCAGCAGAGAATGTTCGTCACCAGTTTGACGAATGTATTGACATTTTTAGGGCTTATGCTCCTCTCTGCTACACGGGAGACATGAGTCTTTCAGTATCTGGCTTGGCAGGTAGTGAGCTACACACAGGCGTCAAGCGAACTACTGGAGCTGGTTTCCCCTACACAGGCAAGAAGTCTGACTACTTCATTTACAACACTGACAACACAGTTAGACTAAAGAAAGAGTTGTTGGAACAGATCACCTCCAATTTTGAGTCTTACTCAGAAGGCAACCGTCTTGGATTTGTCACTCGAGCTTCCGTCAAGGATGAGCCTCGTGACTCTAAGAAGGTTGCTGTTCGAAAAATAAGAGTGTTTTCTCCTTCTGAATTTGATAAATTTTTGAACATACACATTCTTATTAGTTCTCTTGTCCAACTGTCACTCATGGCACGCAAAATCACCCTCACGATGGGTGGTATGTCAGTTTTCACTGACGAGTGGTCAAAACTTCGTTCTGACAGAGAAAAAGAGAAGCCAAACTGTGTTGTTGGTGACTTTTCGAAGTTTGACAAGAAGACCTCCTTGCAGACGCTCCTAACATCAAGTAACATTGACCTTTCTCTCATCCGAGAAAGTGACTACTTTAAGTCACTCTCTCCTTCTGATTCCGAGAAATTTGTTCGTATGTATCACACCGCACGTTGTGACTCATCCAACTGTTTGTTACTCGTTGATGGAGAGTTGCTGAATCCAGGTCAGTCCACATCAAGCGGTGGAGCTGACACATTCAAGCAGAATGGAATGTCACACAAGCTGGATGTACGAGAAGCTTGCTTACTCATTGTGAAGTATGTTTCCGACGGTAACAGTGACTGGCTCGAACACTCTACGAATCGAGAGTCTGCCACTGAACTTGCAAACTCTCTTCGAGAGCTCAGACTGTGCGATAGATTGCCCGCAATCTTCAAGCACATTGATGACATCACACTAGGTGATGATGGGTGTTACGCAGTCTCCGATGCGTACATCCCACTGTTTCATTTCCATACGTTCAAGCTTGCGTATGCGAAAATGGGACTCACGTTCACTTTACCTGATAAAACGTTAGGCACCGGCTCTCACGTAACTTGGGATGAAGTGGACATTGGGCAGCGCAAATTCGTTTGGAACGAAGAAGTGCAAGCCTACCTTGCGCCTCTCAGTGTCTCTAGTATCGGCAAAATGTTGACAATTGGAGTTGTCAAAGATATGACGATACCTGAGAAACGAGAGTCAGCCGTGAAAGACGCAACTTTAGAGTTTGCTCAGCACGGTAGAGAGCAGTACGAGAGTTGGATGAACCGACTTATTCCCATATGTACAAAATGGAAAGTGAACATCGAATTCCCTGACTGGCTCTCAGTTGTAACATCTAATCGCACTAATAGATTTTACAAAGCCCGCGGTGAAAACCAGGCCGCGGTTTCAGCTGTGCAAACAGCACTGGACACACTGTATGAGGTGCCCCGAGAGCATAAACATACTAGTACAAGCTCGGCAATCAATCAGCCTCACAGTTTTAACACCCCCCCCATGACATCAAGAAATAACACACCCACTAATAGTCATGATACTTTGTGTATCACAAAGAGTGTCGCTTCGAGCGACACATCCGATGTTAATCATCAAGAGAAGATATCTGTATCTTCAAACCAGAGTTCTGAAAATGTCACGTTCTTAGAAGAACCAATGACGTATTCTTTAGACCTTACTTCAGCTCCCGACTCAACATTCAGTGAAACAGGTGCTTCCGATTGTGGTCTAGGTGGTTTCTTAGACCGTTACGTCGAGTTGGAGTCGTTACAGTGGATCATAGGTTCAGACTTTTTGGAAGTTACTGACCCATGGACTCAGTGGCGTACGAATCCTCGTATTGCTCAAAAGCTTGCTCACTACAGGTATCTAAAATGTAACTTAGAGGTTAAGTTCATTGTGAATGGTACTGCTTTTCACTATGGACAACTTATGGCTGCTTATGCTCCCATGCTCTCATACTGGGGCAAGGACTTTAATGTCACTGCCACTGCGACAGCAAACAAGGACGAAAGTAGTTTATACAACTTCAGGCACTACGGATCTTCATCTGGTACTAAGCTGAAAGAACTTACCGACAGTTATTTCAGTACGTTTCCACACATCATGATAATCCCTGGTGACAACTCTCCAGTCGCATTGAAATTGCCATTCATCTGGCACAATAACTATTTGCGAGTTAATAAAACAGATGATACTCACGCTGTAGGCACAGGTTATGAGACCCCTGGTTCCATAGTTCTTACTGATCTCGTCGGTCTTGCTAGATCCACTGACACTGCGAGTAATTCCCTCACAGTTTCTGTCTGGTGCAGAGCTACTGACATTGATGTTAACACTCCCACCGCGGGAGTCGCATCGTCAGAAGAGATCGTTGTGAGCACATCCTTAGAAGGCATCGCGTCTTCAGAAGTCGAGCAGGCATCCTCTGGTTTTGTCTCGTCTCTAGCCACTGGAATGGCAGAATTTGCTCATGCTACTGCTGTTATTCCTGGGGTAAAGCCTTATGCCAAAGCAACAGAAGTTGCAGCTACGTCTGTTGCTTCCATTGCTCAATTGTTCGGTTTTAGCAAGCCGACTGACGCGTCATCATCACACCAGATGGCTGTTTCCAACGGGCGAGGAATTGCACTAACTAACACGGCTGACACAAGCCAGAAATTAGCGTTTGATGCTCATCAAGAGATCACTGTTGATTCCAGAGTCATCGGAGGGGATGGAACCGATGAGATGTGTTTCGCTGCACTCAACCAGAAATGGTGGTGGTGTGCGAAAGTGCCCTGGGTTCCTTCAGCATCAGTAGGAGGAGCTACATCTTATGGCTTTCTAGCCTCCTACCCTGACTTGCTTTACAGGTGTTTGGTCTCCCCAACCATGTGGAGAAGATTTCAAACTAATCACACTTCATCTCGTCACGCTTGGCAACTAAATCCTGCGGGATATCTTGCTAACACGTTCAATTTTTGGAGAGGTTCCGTTACCTATCGTATACAAGTAGTTGCGAGCAAGTTTCACACAGGTCGTATCAAAATCCAGTTTGATCCTTCAAACGGAGATGAGACGAAGAGTGACGTAGAGACTCGCTACACATGGATCCTTGATCTGTCTGAAGCTTCAGAGATCGATGTTACTATTCCTTACACTGCATTTCGCAGTTATTTAGACAAGCAACCTCTATCTCCTCACGGTCTTCAGGATCCTGAGTACTCCGACACAGTTGTTGCTACTACTAAAAACAACTTTGACGAGAGGAAGCACACTGGCTTTCTTTCCATTTCAATCGTGAATCATCTCGTCTCACCCAACGGGACGGAAGGAAAGGTTCATTTGTCTGTGTGGCAAAGATGTGAGAACGATACTGAGTATCAGGTTCCAGGTTCGGTGTGGCACAATAACATCTTGAAAGCAACTGGTGCATCTGAGGTAGAAACAGTTGATACAGAAGACTTGGTGTGCGGTTCATCTTCTCCTATAGAGATGTGGCACACTTCGCCCAATCCAGATAGGACGTCAGTTTGGTTTGGTGAAAGAGTCTTGAGCATAAGATCGCTTATTAAGAGATTCTCATACGCCAATACTCTTACTTCAGAAGTAGGTAATAACGGTTCTAATCTGAACATTTTTACCATACCTCACTGGCCTTCAGTTTCTCAGACTAACTGGGGACTCAAGAATACATATGTCTCCTACTTCTCTCCTTGCTATTTAGCTAAGAGAGGAGGTATGAGATACAAATCGTACTTTTGGCAAGTTGGATCTGGTACTGGAACTCCGAACTCCGCCGCGACAGATACCTCTACTCAAGCTGAGCGACTTTGGAGTTCATCGTACGTTGGTTACTCTTCACAAGTAGTTAATCTAAACGGTGATTCTGCTCTTTCTTATGACCAGAATGTTGCCGGCGGAGCGTCAGGCGGTCTCCTCCTTGGAGCTGGCCTCGGTGACAAACTAGTTGAAGTGGAGTCCCCTTTCTACCAAAACGTTCGTTTCCAACTGGCTCAATTTTTCGGAAACGCTAATTCTCCCATAGACGTTGGGAACAATTATGTTCGTATTACGAAGAAAGCGTACATGAATGCAAGCGTTTCAGGACGTCTATCCATTTACCAGGCAGCAGCTGAAGACACATCTTTCATGTATTTTCTTGCTGCTCCCGTTCTTTACGAGACATGATAATGTGTCGTTGAATTAAAAACCTCTCTCCGGTGAGAGGTTGCCTCTTTCGAGGTTTACACCGGGTCTTTATGATCCGCACGCGCCGGATCCTTTTATAAAAGAAGACTCTACCGAGAAAAAATTCTTCGAGAAATTTCTCGGACGAGGCTTTTATTC